ATTTCCAATTCCAGCCTACTTACTGGAAAAGAGTAAATGAATGGCAAGATGGAGCTAAACCTGTATTAACAGGTGGATGGGCTATACCTACTAAAAAATTAGACAAAAATGATCCTGATTTATTAGAAAAAGATATTGATAAATCATTATATGTGTTACGAGAATTATATTACAAATTTGATGATGTAGTTCCTTCTTGGCATAATATAGTTTATATAGATATCGAGATTGAAATGGGAGGTGCATTAACACCAGAGTATATTAGGTCTGCTCCTATGCCTTTAACATCTATCGCTCTGATAGACATGACTACTAAACAGAAGATATGTTTCATTGTTGATAAGTCAAAACAAATACCTGAAACGAACCAGGATGGTAAAATGATTATACCTTGCGGTTCAGAACGAGAGTTAATAGGTAAGTTTTTATCCAAGTATGAAGAGTTAGATCCTACCATATTAGTCGGCTATAACTCGGCATATTTCGACTTACCGTACTTATACTACCGAATGTCGCAAGTTGTAGGTACAGATGAGGTAAGCCGTTTATCTCCAATAGGTAGAGTTGAAGCACGTGATTTTAATGGTGAAAACCAAGTTAAAATTGGAGGTGTGAATCATCTAGACTATATGTTACTTCATAAGAAGTATATCATGAAAGAGGAACCATCATATAAATTAGGTGACATTGGAACCAAATATGTTGGGTTAGGTAAGATTGAATATGAAGGTAATTTGAATACATTATTTAAAAATGATTTAAATACTTTTATTGACTATAACTTACGAGATGTTGAAATTCTAGAGAAATTAGAAGACAAATTAAAGTTTATTGAATTAACAGTTATGATTTCTCATATCTGTAATATACCTTATGAGTCAATTTATTATAACACTGTAATGAATGAAGGTGCTATACTAAAGCATTTAAGACGTGAAGGTATTATTTCACCTAATAAGCCAACAACTCATAACCCATCTCGTAAAGCAGCTAACTCAACATATGCAGGCGGTTATTTATTAGAACCAATACCCGGTCTATACTTTGATGTAATTGACTTAGACTTTACTTCACTATATCCTTCAATCATTAAATCACTTAATTTAGGAATTGAAACATTAGTAGGTAGAATTGTTACTTTAAATCCTACCTATGAACAAAATCATAGTTTAGAAAAACTTAAGGAACGAGATCCTAATGAAGTAGTGACAGTTGAAAAACTAAATAAAAATAATTACACATTACAAGCAGCTCAAATATCAATTGGTAAGTTAATTAAACTAATTGAAGACAATGAATTCACATTATCAGCTTCAGGCGCTATGTTTAGAACTGATGAACAAAGTGTAGTTGCTAAGATTTTAGAAGGTTGGTTTGATAAACGAGAACATTATAGAGGTTTAAAGAAAACAGCAGGTAAATCTGAAGACTGGGCTAACTATAAATTATATGATTTGTTTCAACATGCATTTAAGATCTTACAAAACGCTATGTATGGTACATTTGCTAAGAATGGATGGAGATATACAGACGGACATTTAATTTGTAGTGCTGCTATTACTAACAGTGGTCAAAGATTAACTCAAGAAAGTATTGTATTTGCTAATGATAAACTAAACACTGAATTAAAATCAGATAAACAATTTATTTGTATTAGTGATACTGACTCTATGTATATTGAATTAGGTGATTTATTAAAACATAGATATCCTAACTCAACACCTGACCAAAAAGATGAATTAATATTAAAAATGGCTACTGAAATTCAAGATGAATCAAATCATTACTTGAATGAACTATGTAAGAAAGTATTTAATATTAATCCTAAAAAACATTATTTCCAATTAAAACAAGAGGTAATTGCTAAAGGTATCTTAGTTACAGGTAAGAGAAGATATGCAATGTATATTACTAATAAGGAAGGTGTTACTGTTGAGGAGTTAGACATGAAAGGACTTGAATTAATGAAGTCCAATATGAATAAACGATTTAAAGGATTTGGTGAACAACTAATTAAGGATATTTTGTTTGGTAAAGCTAAAACAGAAATAGACCAGACAATAATTGACTTCTATAAATTAGTTAAGACATTAGATCCTCGAGAATTAGGCAAACCAACAGGTGTAAAACAAATAGCCTCATATAGGAACGCTCCTAGAGCAGGTGAAATGTTTAGTACATTCAGATTAAAAGCACCTAGTAATACTAAGGCAGCTGTTCGTTATAATGACTTATTAAAGTTTAAACGTCTAGACAAACAATACGAATCAGTAGTAGAAGGTGATAAAATATTCATTATTAACTTAAAAGCTAATCCTTATAAGTTAGATACAATTGGATTACCAAATGCTAAAGTACCTGATGAAATTGAGAAGTTTGTTAAGACATATATTGATGTAGATGAGATTTTTGAATCACTACTATTAAATAAATTAAAGGAACTTTACAAGGATTTAAAATGGGAGTTTCCACCTCTGAATGCAAATGTTAATAAATTCTTTGCCTTCTAAAAAATCTTTATTATATTACAAATATGATATCAAAATTACAACTACAAGCAATTATTGAAAAGTACCATTTAAATGGTCAAATTGAAAATGTTAAATGGGAAATAAACGCTGATGGAAAGTTAACTATTAACTTTACAGCTCCTACTCGTGAGATGTTAGGGACAGTTACTTATAATGGTTTTCCATTACCTGAATCTGAAATTGGGATTAATAACACTACACAATTAGATAAACTATTATCTATTACAGGTGGTGATTTAGATCTTGGTTATGCTAAAGAAGGTAGAATAATATCTAAACTACTAATAGCAGACAACCAGTTTAATCTAGACTATGCCTTAGCTGACTTATTAACCATTCCTAAAACAGGTAAATATAATGGTTCTGAGGATCATGAAATCCAAGTTACAATTGATGATGAAGCAATAACAGCATTAGTTAAAGCTAAAAACGCATTAACAAATAGTGAAAACGTTGTTATTAAGTTAGGTTTAAACGGTTTAGAATTCACTTTCGGAGGCGATGTTGAATATGCTAATAAAGTTACTTATTCCATCCAAAATCCAACAATAAATGTACCTTCAACATTTAATTTAGTATATGGTTCTGATTTGTTGAAGGAAATATTAGTCGCCAATAAAGGTTCTGAGTCTGGTACTTTATATATAAATTCAAATGGTTTAATGAAATTATCGTTTTTTCATAAAGAATTACAAAGTACTTACTATATTGTCGCAAAAGAACAATAAGTCGACATATTTATAATAAAGCTTGGCTATCCAAGCAAAAAATGTTATATTACAATAAAATAAAAGTTATGGAAAAAAACGATTTATCGTCAGTTACACTGATCAAAGATCCGTCAATCGAACCGTATTTTATCGGTCGCGACGCAAACAGCTACACAATTTATGAAACTGTCTACCCAGGTACAAATACTAAGGGAAGAGGTCGCAAAACACGGACTAAAGAAGCAGTCAAATCTATTTCATTCCACACTAACTTCGGTTCAGCATTAAATTCAATTGCTAAACTAAAAGTAGAAAAACGTCAAGAGTATAATACTATTCATGAGTATATTACAGAGTGGAAACGAGTAAAAGAAGAAATCAATCAAATAGTTAATTTTAGTGAATAATATGAAACAGTTACAAGCAACGTTTAACGCGGTTATTATTAAACCTCGTGAAGAAGAAGAAGGAATGTATGGTTCCATCATTGTACCCGACATGGGTAAAGAAAAAGCGCTTATTGGTACTATTGTATCTGTAGGCCCAGGTCAATCATCATACTCAGGAGCATTTATCCCTACAGTATTAGAAGTAGGAATGGAAGTAATGTTACCAAGTATGGGTCCAAACAAAATTGAATTGGAAGGACAAGAGTATTGGGTATGCCCTGAAAATCAAGTATTAGCAATCATTAAAACAACAGAACAATAATATGAGTAAAATTATCGAATTCGGCCCTGAAGCAAGGAAAAAACTCGTAACTGGTATTGATAAACTAGCAAACGCAGTTACGTCTACATTAGGTCCAAATGGTCGTAATGTGGTTATCGCAAATCAAAATGGTTATCCTCAATCAACAAAAGATGGTGTAACTGTGGCTAAAAACATTTCACTTGAAGATCCAATTGAAGAGTTAGGTGTACAACTTGTAAAACAAGCAGCTATTAAGACAGCTGAAGGAGCAGGTGATGGTACAACTACATCTACATTGTTGGCTCAAGAAATGGTTAAAGCCGGTTTAGTGCACTTAAACAATGGAGTAAACGCAGTATCTATCAAGCGTGATATTGATGCCGCAGTTAAAGATGTAATTACAGAACTACGCAAGAGCATCTCACAAGACATTAGCTCTGAAGACCAATTGAAACAAGTAGCTACTATCTCAGGTAATAATGATCCTGAAGTAGGAGAGTTGATTGCAACAGCAATGAATAAAGTAGGTCGTGAAGGAGTAGTTTATATTGAAGAATCTAAATCAGGAGAAACATATCTTGAAACAGTAGAAGGTATGCAATTTGATCGTGGTTACAAATCTCATTACTTTGTTACAGATAACAACACAATGAGTTGTACACTTGAGAATGCTATGATTTTGATTGCAGATAAGAAATTTACTTCAATTAAAGAATTATTACCACTATTAGAAAGTGTTTCATCACAAGGTAAATCATTGCTTATTATCGCAGAAGACATTGATGGTGAGGCATTAGCTACACTTATCGTTAATAAAATGAGAGGTACAATTAAAGTAGCAGCAGTTAAAGCTCCTGACTTTGGTGATCGTAGAAAACTTATTTTAGATGATATTGCGATTTTAACAGGAGGTGAGGTATTTAGTACTGACAAGGGTATGAAATTAGATCGTTTTGATTCAAAATGGTTTGGTGAAGCCCGATTAGTTACAATTACAAAAGATGAAACAACAATTGTTGACGGAAGAGGAGAATCTGAACGAATACAAGCACGTATTGAAGAGTTACAGCTCCAAATCGAAAAAGCAAAAACACCTTTCGAACAAGAAAAACTACAAGAAAGACTCGCGAAATTTGTCGGAGGAGTAGCAATTGTTCATGTAGGTGGAAATACTGAAACTGAGGTCAAAGAAAAGAAAGACCGAGTTGATGATGCGCTTCAAGCAACTAAAGCCGCAATCGAGGAAGGTATTGTTCCTGGAGGTGGTGCTGCTTTATTATATGCTCGTGAAGCAATTAAAAATCGCAAATCAGTAGGTGGACAAATCGTTTATACAGCATGTGGTGCTCCATTCATGAAAATTCTTACTAACGCTGGTTCTACAGAACAAGAAGCTTATTATTTGATTAATAAGTTAGGTGGAAGTGATAATTGGAAAGGATATAATCTATTAACTGAGAAATTTGTTAATATGAAAGATGCTGGTATTATTGATCCAACTAAAGTTACTCGTACTGCAATTGAAAACGCAGCATCAGTAGCAGGAACAATTCTATTAACAGAATGTACTGTCGTGGACAAGCCTGAAGATAAAAAACAGGATGATATGATGGGCGGAATGGGAGGTATGTTCTAATGGCTACCGAGGTCAAAGAAGAATTAGTATTGATCGCTGAGCGATATCCACCGGGAGACCAGTGGGTATTGCTAAGTGATCCTAATCATGTGTATAAGTCATTAACTGAAGTACTAGAAGGTTATTTTGAAGAACTTGGAGGACTATCATGTGATTTTAGATTGTCACCTATGAAAGGTAAATTATACGCTATTGATAGTGTAGTGGTTGAAAAAGCACCACCACCCCCACCTCCTCCTCCAAAGAAATTTAACATGTACGGAGACTATTAATATGTATAATTAAACTAATACTATGAATAAAGAATTTTATAAAATGCAAAAGGCAGCTGGTTTGATTACTGAATCAGAATACAAAGAAAGAATGTCTGAAAACACAGGTAAACACCTTGATCAAGAAGCATATATGGATGCGTTAAACCTATTATTTGATGCTCTTGGTAATGGTGCTAATGCATATGATGAAACAACTTGGACTGAAGAGGAGAATACTTTAGTAAACGGTATAGCTAATGTTTTAAATAGAGTTGGAGTTGATATATCTTAATTACTATGAATAAAGAATTTCTTAAAATGCAAAAAACAGCTGGCTTAATCACTGAAAGCCAGTATAGAAAATTAACTGAAGAAGACGCTAAAATAATGGCCGCCGCTGAAAAAATTGAAGATAAAGTAGAATCAGATCCCTCAATAGAAGCAATGGTTGATAAACTCTCAGATAAAGAAAAATCTGATCTTCAATCAGCATTAGCTAAATTAGGTATAACACCTAACACTTCTATTGAAACTGCAAAAAAAGAGGTTGAAGATGAAATTGGAAGTGTTGTATCTGAGATTGATGAAGCTTTAAGTACAAAACAAAAAGTAGCTGATATTACTAAAGCTTTAGGAGTATTATCATATGGTTCAAATCTTGTTCCTTTTCTAAATATGTTTTTAATGAAAGCAGTATTTAATGATATGCCTGGTGGCGTAGCATTTTTTTCTGGTCTTGCTCTCTCTGCTGGGGTAGGTGCTGCTTTAATTGGGTTATCTAAATTATTAGATGAAAAATAATTATGAAAGTATCTGAATTAAAACAAATTATCAAAGAAGAAATCGTTAAAGCATTAGCTGAAAACGAAAGTAAGCCAACTCATAAATCTAAAGTAGATTGGTATTATATCAATGATAACAGTGACTATCCTGGACCTAAAGGTAGAACAGTCCCTAATGCTAAAGGATTTGATAATCCTAAAGACTATAAAGGAACTGAACTTTATATCAAAAAAGGAACTAAAGGATATGTTAGTGGAGGTAAATTTGAAGATAAAGAAGGTAATGATGTTGGATACAAAGCTGAATACTTTGAAAAACTATAAATAGTCTTTAAAAACATATTATATTAAAATTTGGCCTTCGGGCCATTTTTTATTATATTTGGTTATATGAAAGAAAATAGTTTATTTGTAGAAAAATATAGATCTAAAACATTAGAAGACTATATTGGTAATGAGCAACTAAAATCTATTGTTGCTCAATATATTAAGAAAAACGATTTACAAAACTTGCTATTGTATGGTACACCTGGAACAGGTAAAACAACATTAGCTAAATTAATTGTAAATAACTTTAATTGTGATTTTCTTTATATTAATGCTTCAGATGAAAGAGGTATTGATACTATTAGAGATAAAGTTCAAGGTTTTGCTTCAAGCGCTTCATTTAAACCAATTAAGATTATTATCTTAGATGAAGCTGATTTTTTAACCATACAAGCACAAGCATCACTTCGAAACATTATTGAGACATATTCTCGTACTACTAGATTTATCTTAACATGTAATTATCTTGAACGTATTATTGATCCACTTCAATCTAGATGCCAGGTATTAAAAATTACTCCTCCATCTAAAAAAGAAGTAGCCCAACATATATCTGTTATTTTAGATAAAGAAGATATTCACTACACACTAGAAGATTTAGTTTTAGTAGTTAATAAACACTACCCAGATGTTAGAAAAATACTTAATACTTGTCAAGTAAATACTGTTGATGGGGGTGCTAATGACTTATATCTTAAAATAGATAAAACAGTATTAACTGGTGGTTATAAAGATGGAGTATTAAAGGAACTTAAATCACCAACTAAATCTAGTTTCAAAAACATTAGACAAATACTTGCTGATAGTAATTTGGATGACTTTGAAGAGATTTATAGATTCCTATATGATAGTTTAGATGAGTATGGTAATAATGATCTATCAAAAGCAATGATTGTTATTGAAATAGAAAATTATATGTACCACGCTAACTTCAGAATTGATAAAGAAATCAATGTAATGGCTTTATTAGCCTCAATTTTAAAAATAATTAATAATAAATAAAGTTATGAGTGAACCAAAACAATTAAATGTCAATGTAGACTTTAAACAAACACAACCAATTGTATCACCTGATGGAAATCATGTATTTGCTGAAGGAGTAATTTTACGTAAGGTATCTAAATTTTTAACTGGCTCAACAGAAGATGCTATTATGCCCGTTCCATGTTTTTATGATGTAGTTACAGGAAAAGTATTAGTAGAATTGTTACCTAAAGAAGTTAGAGAAGAATATGACAATATTTGATTGGTTAAAGGAAATTACCTATAATAAATCAAAATGGGAATCATTTACTGAGGAAGACAAAGAGTCATTTAATTGCTATATGATTCATCGTTTCCTCAGTATGAATCCTGATTACATAGAATTCGTGAATTTAGTGCAGACTTTTCCATATTCTGATAAGGAGAGAACATATAATATATATTTATATATGATACCTAAAAACAATATGTTCTTTAAATACATTAAATCCTCTAAAAAGAAAAAGCAAGAATCATTGCTTAAGCATGTAGCTAACTACTTTGAATGCTCACTAGGTGAAGCAGAGGAATATATTGACATATTAAGAGAATCAGGTGTGAAAAGTATTCTTACTAAATTAGGTATTGAAGAAAAAGAACAAAAAAAGTTATTAAAAAATGGATAGTATAGTTACATCAATAATCAAGCAATTCGAAGAACGAAGTATTGCTGGTAAAACAAAATATGGTACTGATTTAGACAGAACTGATTTATCTCTATTAGAGTGGGTTGAACATGCTAAGCAAGAACATATGGACGCTATCCTATACCTTGAAAAACTAAAACAACAGTTTATTCAAGAAACTAAATAAATCAAATTTTGAGCACTAAAATACCATCGATAGTTAAAACTATCAGGAACTATACTCCTCAAGAGATAAATTATGCTTATCATAAGACTATCTCTTACAGTCAGTTTTCTGTTTATAAAGAATGCCCTCACAAATGGGAATTACAATATAAAGACGGATTACAAGAGTATCAACCTACAATTCATACTGTATTTGGAACCGCAATGCATGAAGTACTTCAAAGTCACTTAACAGTGATGTTTGAAGAAAGTGCAGCCGCGGCTGATAGAGTTGATATTGAAGAACAGTTTGAGGAAACATTTCGTAAAGTATACTTAGACGAGTATAAGAAAAATAAAAGTACTCATTTTAGTGGTGCTGTTGAAATGAGAGAGTTTTACGAAGATGGATTAAACATACTTAGCCAGTTCAAAAAGAAACGAGGACAGTACTTTAGTAAGAAAGGATGGCATTTAGTTAAGGTTGAGTTACCAATTGTAATGACGCCTAATAACGCGTTTAAAAACGTATTATTCAAGGGTTTTATCGACTTGGTATTATATCACGAACCTACTAATACATTTAAGATAATCGACTTTAAGACGTCTACTCGAGGGTGGAATGATGAAACTAAGAAAGATGAAGGTAAACAATTCCAATTGATACTATATAAGTATTTCTTTAGTAAACAGTTCAATATTCCTGAAGACCAAATTGAAGTTGATTTTCTTATATTGAAGAGAAAGATATGGGAGGAAAGTGAGTTTCCTCAAAGTCGTCTTCAAGAATATACTCCTCCAAGTGGTAAAATTAAAATGAAGAAAGCTATAACAGCAATTAATAATTTTCTTGAACAATGTTTTAACACTGATGGTTCATATAAGGATACTACACATCCAATCACTGTAAATAAGAATTGTCAATGGTGTCCTTATAATGACAAAAAAGATCTTTGTAACAAGTAACAATCTCATATATATTTATATACGTTAATAATAAATAAAAGCTATGAGTAAAAAAGAAATGACACTAACAAGTGTCAAAGTACAAAGCGAGTTATTTGAAGATTTTAAAATGAGTTGTGTAAAACATAAGTTCTCTTTACAGAAGCTTGTAGATCGCACAGTTCATTTATATCTTACAGATGAAGAATTTCGCAAGAATATCCACAATCACAACAATTTAAACCGATAAAAGTTATATGAATCAAAGTTTTGCTTATCTTCCTCAGAATGAGAGGAAGAAAATCTTACTAATCTGTGATGATATTAGAGTACACTCAGGTGTAGCTACAGTCGCTCGAGAATTAGTATTAAATACAGCCCAACATTTCAATTGGGTAAATGTAGGAGGAGCTATTAACCACCCTGAACAAGGTAAACGATTAGACTTATCAGCTGATACTAATAGTAATATTGGGTTAACTGATAGTTCAGTTGTATTATACCCAACTAACGGATATGGGGATGCTAATTTAGTTAGACAACTGATTAGTATTGAAAAACCAGATGCTATTTTCTTAATCACAGATCCAAGATATTTTATTTGGTTATTCCAAATTGAAAATGAGATTAGAAAGAAAATGCCTATCATTTATCTTAACATTTGGGATGACTACCCAGCTCCAATGTATAACAGAGGATATTATGAATCATGTGATGCTTTATTAGCTATTTCAAAACAAACTAAAAATATTAATGAATTAGTATTAGGTGATAAAGCTAAGAAAAAATTAATTGAATATGTTCCTCATGGATTAAATGAAGAAATATTTAAACCAATTAATAAAACTGATAAAGAATTAATTGAGTTTAAAAAACAATTATTCAAAGGTAAAGAATTTGATTTTGTAATGTTCTTTAACTCTAGAAACATTCGTCGCAAACAAATTCCTGATACAATGTTAGCGTATCGTTTGTTTATTGATTCATTAACTGATGAACAAGCAAGAAAGTGTGCTTTTGTATTACATACTCAAGTAGTAGATGATAATGGAACAGATTTAGAAGCAGTAAGAGAAATGTTATTTGGAAGTGATTCAAAATATAATATTATTTTCTCTAATCAAGTGCTAGATCCTAAAGGAATGAATATGTTATATAATTGTTCTGATGTTCAAATCTTATTAACTAATAATGAAGGTTGGGGATTAAGTTTAACTGAAGCAATTTTAGCAGGTAACCCAATCATTGCGAATGTAACTGGTGGGATGCAAGATCAAATGCGTTTTAGTAAGAAAGGTAAATGGATTGACTTTAGTGCTGATTTTCCTTCAAACCATAATGGTACTATCAAAGAACATGGCGAATGGGCCTTCCCAGTATATCCAACTAATAGATCAATTCAAGGTTCTCCATTAACACCTTATATTTGGGATGATAGATGCAATGCAGAAGACGCAGCAGAACAAATTAAAGCTGTTTATAATTTATCTAAAGAAGAAAGACAAGCACGAGGATTAAAAGGTCGTGAATGGGCTTTATCAGATGAAGCAGGATTTACAGGTGAAAAAATGGGTCAAAAAGTTATCAAAACATTAGATAAATTGTTTAAAACTTGGAAACCAAGAGAAAAATATGAGTTAGTAAATGCAAATGAAACTCAAGATAAAGTAGTACCACACAAATTAGTATATTAAAATAAAGTTATGAGTAAACCATTGTTTTTTATCTCCTGCCCTATTGACACTTATAGTGGTTATGGAGCACGCTCTCGAGATTTAGTCAGAGCAATTATAGCCACAGACAAATATGATGTTAAGGTTATTCCTCAAATGTGGGGTAATACACCTTGGAATTTTATTAATGATAACCCAGAATGGGGATTTTTAAGTCAACATATTTGGGCTCAACCACAACTACCTAAACAACCTGAAGTATGGATGCAAATCACTATTCCAAGTGAATTCCAACCAATTGGAAAATTCAATATTGGAGTAACAGCAGGTATTGAAACAACATTATCACCTGGTGATTGGATTGAAGGGTGTAATAGAATGAATTTAGTATTAACTTCATCTGAGCATTCAAAGAAAACATTTATTGATACTGTATTACAAAAAGTAGATCAACGTACAAATCAACCAATTGGGGAAGCTAAAATTGAAAAACCAATTGAAGTATTATTTGAAGGAGCAGATATTAATGTTTATAAACCACTTGATAAGGTAGATTCATTCCCTGAATTAACTGATATTAAAGAGAAATTTGCATTCTTATTTGTTGGCCATTGGATTAATGGTGATTTAGGAGAAGATAGAAAAAATGTAGGTTTGTTAATTAAAATATTTTATGAAATATTTAAAAACAAAAAAGACAAACCAGCATTAATCTTAAAAACATCTCAAATGGGTTCATCATACTTAGATCGAGATGAAATCTTAAGAAAAATTAATTTGATTAAAAAATCAATTAATAGTAAAGATTTACCTAATGTTTATGTTTTACATGGTGAATTTAGTGATATTGAAATGAATGAGTTATATAATCATCCTAAAATTAAAGCGATGATTAACTTAACTAAAGGTGAAGGATATGGTAGACCATTACTTGAATTTAGTTTAACTAAAAAACCAATCATCACAACTAACTGGAGTGGACACACAGATTTCTTAAACCCAGAATTTAATACAATGTTACCTGGTAAATTAACAGAAGTCCACCCAAGTGCTGCTAATCAATGGTTACTAAAAGACTCGCAATGGTTTTCAGTAGATTTAGGTCATGCTGGGACATCTATCAAAGATGTATTTGAAGATTATAAAAAATATATTGATGGAGCAAAACGTCAAGCACATAAAAGTAAAACTGAGTTTAGTTGGGATAAAATGAAGGATAAAATTGATGAATTATTTACTAAATATATTCCTGAGTTCCCAAAACAAGTAGAGTTAAAATTACCTACATTAAAGAAAATTGAATTACCTAAATTACAAAAAGTAGAAAATAATGGATAAAATTATTAATTGTCCTAAATCAGGAGGTGACTTGTGTTATGAAACACAGGTCACACCTGAAATAACAAATTGGATGTCATTATCATGTGGGTTCTGGACTAACTCATTTATGGCAGAAGGAAGTGAATTTTATAATGAACAAATGGAAATACTTCCTGAGTTATATAAAGCATTAGCTTGGATTGATCCTGAAACTAAATTAACTTGGTTACCACAAACAATCAATGAACCTAAACAAGGTATGGTGTTTGCTAATGGAACTGGGGTTGATAATTGGAAGTGGGCAGCTGTAAAAGCAATTCCTGTGACTGAAGAAGAAAAACATAAATTCCCAATCCCAAAACAACCAGGCAAATTTTACGAGTACAGAATGGATATGGAGTCACTTCAACATTTTGATGAAAGAGATTTTATAGAGGCTTTAGATTACATTGGCTTATTGACAAAGTAATATTATATTAGGTTATATGAAAATTAGTTATGCAATTACAGTTTGTAATGAACTGGAAGAAGTAAGTCGTTTACTTAATTTCCTACATCAATATAAACGACCTGAAGATGAAATTTGTGTTTTATTAGATAAACCAAAAGCATCTCAACAATTGATAGATGAGTTACATTATTGGCAGTCTAGAAATATTATTACTCTAAGAGAAAGTTCATTCCAAGGACATTTTGCTGATTGGAAAAATGAACTAACAAGAATATGTTCTGGTGATTACATCTTCCAAATTGATGCTGATGAAATACCTAATGATACTTTAATAGAAAATCTACCAGCAATATTAGAAAATAATGTAGATGTAGTTCTAGTACCTAGAGTAAACACAGTTGAAGGAATTACTCCTCAACATATTCAAATGTGGGGTTGGAAACAAAATGAAAAAGGATGGATACAATGGCCTGATCCACAGTGGAGAATATATAAAAATAATCCTGATATCAAATGGAAGAATAAACTCCATGAAGTATTAGATGGATATAAAACATATTCAAATCTACCTGAAATGGAAGAATACGCTTTGTATCATCCTAAAACAATAGGAAAACAAGAATCACAAAATAATTTCTATAGTAAACTATGAAAAAAGCATTAATCACAGGTATTAATGGTCAAGATGGATCTTATTTAGCTGAGTTCTTACTAGACAAAGAATATGAAGTGTGGGGAATATTAAAACGTAATTCTGTAGCTGAGAATCAAACAGCAAGAATTAATGATGAAATTTATCCTAAATTAAAATTAGAGTATGCTGATCTAACTGATCTAGCATCTCTAATTAGGGTAATATCTAAAGTACAACCTGATGAACATTATAATCTAGCAGCCCAATCTCATGTTAGAATTAGTTTTGACCAACCATTGTATACAGCAAATGCCACTGCTATAGGTGCTTTAAACATATTAGAGGCAGTTAGAATGGTATCACCTAATACTAAAGTATACCAGGCTAGTAGTTCAGAAATGTTTGGTAATAGTATAGATAAAGATGGTTACCAAAGAGAAACAACACCAATGAACCCAGTTTCACCTTATGGATGTGCTAAAGTATTTGCTTATAATATAAGTAGAAATTATAGACATTCTTATGATATGTTTGTTTCTAATGGGGTACTATTTAATCATGAGTCTCCAAGACGAGGAACTAATTTTGTAACAAATAAAGTTTGTAAAGAAGCAGTTAAGATTAAATTAGGATTATCTAATGAGTTAAAATTAGGTAATTTAGATGCTACTCGAGATTGGGGTCATGCTAAAGATTATGTTAGAGCAATGTGGGAAATACTTCAATTAGACAAGCCGGATGACTTTGTTTGTGCGACAGGTATCTCCCACTCAGTTAGAGAACTTTGTGAGTATGTATTTTCTTCATTAGATTTAAATTATAAAGAATATGTAACTCAAGATGAAAAGTTTTTACGACCTGAAGAATTACATAATTTAAAAGGTGACTCATCTAAATTAACTAAAGCAACAAATTGGACTCATGATTATACATTTGAGTCTATGTTAGATGAAATGACAAAATATTGGCTAAACTATTATAAAAATGAAAATATTCGCTAAGTTTTTTGATTATAAAACTTTTGAACAAAAGTTAGAAGAGTATAAACATATTGACTTTTCTTTATTTGTAGATGATGTTCCTCAAAAACAAGAAGATTTATCTTCAATTAATATAATTGTATTACAAGAACCTAATGAGTATTTTGGGATGCATGATTGGGTAATACAAAATAAAGATCTATTCACAGTTATATTAACTTGGAATGACAAGATTTTAAATAAATGTGATAACTCATTATTTTTACCATTTGGGCACTCATGGTTCAAACCAGATCAATATTTAAAAGATCACCCAAAAGAATTTAAAATATCTCACTTATGTGGGGTATTACTAAAATCATATGGTCATCAAATGAGACATGAGATTTTAGATAGAGAAGATGAGTTTAAAATACCTACTCAGTTTTATAAAACAATAGGGGATAGACATAATCTAGAAGATGCTAGAATAGGTAAAGAAACTGTGTTTGGAAATACCCAATATGGAATAGCAATTGAAAATTTTTCTCATAGAGGTTATTTTACAGAAAAAATATTAGATTGTTTTTTAATGAAAACTATACCTGTATATAATGGTTGTACTAGTATAGGTGATTTTTTTAATGATGAAGGTATAATAAAGTTTGGAAATGTAGATGATCTTATTTATATTATTAATCAATTAGATGAGAATTATTATAACAATCATAAAGATATAGTTGAAGAAAATTATAAATTAGCTCTTCAATATATTGATTATGAGCAAACTATCTCAAATAAAGTAATAGAAATATTTAAACACAATAAGTTATCATAATGGAAATACTTCAATCTAATATATTCCCTGAAGTAAAAATATTCATATCTAAAGCATATGAAGATGATAGAGGTTATTTCACTGAAACTTTTAATTCAACAATTCAAAATGAATTGGGAGTTACATTCTATCAAGATAATCATTCTAAATCTAAAAAGAATGTGATTAGAGGAATTCATTACCAATGGGACAAACCAATGGGAAAATTATGTAGAGTGGTAAAAGGAGCAGGTTTAGATATATTAGTAGACTTACGCCATACTTCTCCTACATATGGTCAATCTGAGACAGTTTACTTATCAGAAGATAATTTTAAACAAGTATGGGTGCCTGAGGGTTTTGGTCATGCTTTCTTATCATTAGTAAATGATACCCATTTATGTTACAAATGCTCAGCTTTACATAATGGAAATAATGAAGGAAGTATTTACCCATTTGACCCAACTTTAAATATTTCTTTCCCAATATCTGAAACTGATGCCATCCTATCAGAAAAAGATAAAAATTCTCAAAATTTTGAAACTTATAAATTAAATCCTAAATTTTAAAAATGAAAAAATTATTGTTAGTAGGAGGCGCGGGCTATATAGGAACTAGATTATCTAACCACCTATCAGAAAAAGATTATAATATTACAGTGGTAGATAACTTTTGGTTTGGAGATTTTATTGATAATAAAGTTAATAAAATAAAGAAAAACTTATGGGAATTAACTCCTAGTGATTTAGAAGGATATGACGCGGTATTATTTTTAGCAGGATTATCTAATGATCCTATGGCTATGTTTAGACCCGATCTTAATTTTATAGAGAATTCATCTGCACCTGTATATCTAGCTTTTATAGCTAAACAGGCTGGGGTAAAGCGATTTATAGGCGCTAGTTCATGTAGTGTATACGGGTATACCAAAAACAAAACGCTTAACGAAAATAGCGTTGTTAAGCCCACTTATGCATATGGTATATCTAAATTACAGTTCGAACAAGGTCTAATGACATTAGAAGATGAAAACTTTAGACCTATATTGTTTAGAAAAGGAACTGTAGGTGGTTGGTCTCCTAAAATGAGATATGATTTAGTAGTTAATACAATGTTTAAAAGTGCTTTAACTACAGGTAAAATAACTGTTAATAATTCTAAATTATGGAGACCTCTTATTGATATAAGAGATGTAATTCAAGGATATGAAAAAGCTATTGAAGCGGATTTAGACATAACTGGTATATATAATTTATCTGGAGTTAATCTTACTATAGGTGATTTAGGTAAATCAATACATCAAACATTAACTAATTATGGTCATGACATTAAATTAGAGATGCTAAATAACCCAGACGTAAGAAATTATAAAGTATCTACCTCTAAAATTGAAGATGAATTAGGATTTAAAGCATTATATCACCCTATAGATTCATTAAATGAAATTATATCTAATATAGATGTTAACAATTATAATTTTAATGAGGATATATACTATAACATTAATATATTTAAACAAGTTTTAAGTAATGAAAATACTAATAACCGGGGGTTCGGGACTACTAGGTAGTAATCTAATTAAGATATTAAAAGATAATCATCAAATATTTAGCCCAACAAGCAAAGAACTAAACATAACTAATTTTGTTGCTGTAGCTAATTATATAAATAATACTAGACCTGACATTGTAATACATTGCGCAGCTATAGCTAAATTCTTAATAGCTGAAAATAAACCTATTGATACTATTGATACTAATATTATAGGAACATGCAATGTAGTAAAGGCTTGTATGTTATATGATGCTAAAATGGTTTATATATCTACATCACATGTATTTGATGGTAAAAAAGGAAATTACTCAGTTGATGATAGTATTAATCCACTAACCAAATACTCAAAATCTAAGGTAGCTGGTGAGATGGTTACTTCAATTTATCATAACTCATTAATAATAAGAACTGAGTTTTGTGAAGAAACATTTCCATTTGAGACAGCTTATATTGATAAATTCTCTTCAAAAGAATATATTGATGTTTTAGCCCCAATGATAGCTAAAAAATGCATTAGTGATCAAATTGGTATAAGTCATGTAGGTGGTCCTAGAAGATCATTTTATGAGTTTGGAAAATTAAGAAATCCAAATGTTAAAGAAGGAACTGTTAAGAATTTAATATCAACTAGTGCAATTCCAATCTTAATAGACACTAGTTTAATATCTGATTAATATGAAAAAAACTAATATAAAACTTATTCTCCATCTAATGCCTTGGGAGATAGATCATTTATTTTTCTTCTTTACCCAATTGAAGAAATCTAAATACCACTTACCAGATGATGTGTCAATAACAATTGAATCATCATTAAATTTATCTAGTTTTATAATTAATTGGGAAGAGAGTAAAATTCCAAAACAGTTTTTTATTGACAAATATAATTTTGTTTCTCAATTATTAAGTGATTATACTCATATAAAAAAGATATATGACGGAGACAAATGGTATGGTCATCTAGATATGCAACGAGAATCAGTAGATCCTGAAATGGATTATTATATAGTTGCAATGCCTGATGTTAATTTTAGTGAGTATTTATTAGCTTATTATGTTGAAGCAATTAAGAGTATAAAAAATGAATATTTTCTAATTTGCCCTCAAATTGCTAAATTATGGGACTCATCTTGGGACGTGATAACAGACCCAGACTGTATGGATATTCCATATGATAAATGGCAAACTATAGATATATTTGATATAATCACTAAACATACTAACCCAACACAACCAGTTAAATTAATGCCAGTACCAACAAGTAAATTTGCTGGGTGGTTTGACATCTGTAATAAAAAATTCTATGAGGAATTAGTCCCAGTTTGGGATGAATGGGAAGGGTATGGTGGATGGGATTATTATTCAATGTTAGTATCAGACACTTACAAACATATGGGAGGTGATTTTCAACAATATTTGCTAGGAGGACAAACAGTAGTAGAATACTCTACAGGACCTAGTACTCAAGACATAGGTAAATATTATAAAAATTATTTAGTATTAAATAAGCTACCTTATAATCAAGGTGAAATGTTTAAAACAAAAGTAATAGATTATGCTAAAGAAAGATTAAATAAACTTGGAAACATTAAATAAATTATATATATTAAGTATATGAGAACATTAACAGAAATAGCTGATTCATTCCAATGGGATGATGGAAAAGGAAATGGTATTGATAAAGGAACACTTCGAAACGCAGGTCATAGTTATACCTATTTTTATGATAAATTATTTTCTCCATTAAGAGATAAACCAATTCTTATGTTAGAAATAGGAGTATCTGGGGGTGGTTCATTAAAAATGTGGTATGAATATTTTCCTAATGCTACTATTATAGCCTTAGATATTAATGATGAAAGAGAACTTAGTAATGATAGAGTATATGTCTATCAACTTGATCAATCAAATGAAACTGAGTTAAAAAACTTTGTCACACAATGTAAAAAGAATGGATATGAATTTGATATTATTATTGATGATGGAAGTCATCACATGTGTGATCAACAAATAACTTTAGGTTATTTATTTCCTATATTAAAATCTCAAGGAATATATGTGATTGAAGATTTACATACTTCATTAGCTGATAATGGTTTTCCACTTTATGGTAAATTTTTAGATATCCAAGAAAATAGAAAAAACACCACATTGTTTTATTTAATGGAATCACTTAATAGTGTATATTTGAATGATGAACAAAATGATTATTTGAATAAAAATATTGAAACTATTGATATCCATAATAGATTTAATCCAAAACAAGAACTTCAATATAAAGGAAGAAGTATAACATCATCAATAATAAAAAAATAATATGAAAAACGTATACGATATTACAAATGAATTTGAAAGAAAATTAGCAGAATATACTGGAGCTAAGTATGCTGTAGCATTAGATAATCAAAGTAATGCTTTATTCTTATCATTATACTATGAAAACCATATTAAGAAAAGCATTACATCTGACTCTGTAACAATCCCTTCTCGAACTTATCCTTCAGTACCATGTGAAATTATACACGCTGGGTTGAAAGTAAAATTCAAACCAGTTAAGGGTAAAACACTTAAGGGAGCTTACAATTTAGAAGGAAGTAATGTCTGGGATGCGGCTTTATCATTCACACATAATATGTACAAACCAGAAACACACATGTGTATCTCATTTACAGGTCCATATAAACATTTTAAATTAAGTAAAGGTGGAGCTATATTAACTGATGATCATGATGCTTACTTATGGTTTAGAAGAGCTCGTTATAGTGGAAGAAGAGAATGTTCTTATCATGATGATAATTTTGATATGTTGGGGTGGAATTTCTATATGATGCCTGAATTAGCAGCTAGAGGAGTATTACTTATGGGCCAATTTTATAATACAGATGGTACTCCAAAACATAATGAAGATCTAGAATTACCATATCCAGATTTATCTAAATTTGAAATTTATACTAAATGAAAAATATAGTTTTAATAGGAGGAGGTAATCAAGCTCACTACACAATAGACATCATTGAAAAAGAAGGTAAATATAATATTGTAGGTATTATAGATTCTATTCAAGAAATTGGTAGTGAAAGATTTGGATATAAAATTTTAGGTAGACAAGAAAACTTAAAAGAATTAATCTTAACTTGTAATATAGAAGGAGGAATAATTTCTATAGGAGATAATTGGTCTCGATATTATGTTTACAATCAAATAGTAGATATTGTTCCCGATTTTGAATTTGTAAATGCTATTCACCCATCAGTTGTGATAGGAAATACTACTGAATTAGGAGTAGGAATTGTAGCTATGGCTGGATGTATTTTTAATCCTAAAGCTAAAATAGGTAATTTTACTTTCTTCGCTACAGGTGCACAAGTAGAACATGATAATGAGATAGGAGATTTTGCAAGCATATCAGCTGGCTCATTAACTGGAGGGTATGTTAAACTAGGAAAATTCTCAGCAATTACACTAGGTGTGACAGTTATAGATAGAATTGAGATAGGTGAAAATACAGTAGTAGGGGCAGGAAGTTTAGTAATAAAACCACTACCTGATAATGTTTTAGCATATGGCAACCCAGCTAAAATTATTAGAGATAGAGTTAAAGGTGAAAAATTTTTAAAATGACAAGCATAGAATCTTTAGACTTAAAAACAAAAGGATATACTATATTAAGAAATAGAGTTCCTAAAAAATGGTTGGATACCTTATCTAACGCTATAGATAATTCTTTCATTCAACATAGAAATATTCAATTAAAAAATAATAATGATATTAAAACAGATGGAGTAGCACTTCATGTTTTATTAAGTGACCCCATTTTTCTTGATTTTTTAAAATACCTACAACAGAGTGGTGTTATTCAAGAACTCCAAGATGAATATTTTCATAGTAAATGTATTTTAAACTCATTTAGCGCTTTAAATAATCTACCAAATCAACCAAATTTCTCAGCTGTAGTTCATAGAGACCTTAGATTTTACTCAGGTGATTTCCCAGTTATGATTAATTGTTTAGTTATGGTAGATGATTTTACTATAGAAAATGGAGGAACATATTTACTTACTAGTTCTCATTTAGAAGAAAGAAAACCATCAGATGATGAATTCTTCAGTAACGCTATTCAAGCTACAGGAAAGAGAGGAGATATATTATTATTTAATGCTAATGTATGGCATTCATCTGCTCCTAATAAAACTCAAGATAATCGAAGAGCAATACCTATTACTATTAGTAAGTCATTTATGAAACAATTACTAGACTATCCTAGAGCTATAGGGTATGATAAAATAGATAATTTTGATTATGAGTTCCAACAATTATTAGGATACCATTCTCGAGTACCAGCTTCATTAGAAGAATGGTATCAACCTGAAGATAAACGTTTTTATAAGAAAAATCAAGACTAATGAAAATTTATATTTTATATAGACATTATAATGTTGAAGGAAAAGGAAACACATATAATAGACCTTATTGGTTTGATTATGAAAAGTGTTTTGTTAATTTACTTAATACAATTGAAAATAAAAATGTAAGTCTCCATGTAATAATGGATGGAGATGCTGATGAAAATTTTATTGGGAAGTATAAAGATAAATATACTTTACACTCTATTAAAGCAGGAAATGATTATGATTCATATCTTGAAACATATAAATACATCAAAACATTAAATGTAAATGATGATGATTTAATATATTTTTTAGAGAATGATTACCTTCATGTAGATAATTGGGTAGAAGAAATAACTAGATTATTCCAAACATATCCATATGGATTAAATTATGTTTCATTATATGATCATAATGATAAATACTTTTTACCTATG